AAGCCTCTAATGGTAGAATATATTGTGGCTTTAATCCTATGGGCACTGTCACAGGTAGATTTAGTTCTCAATATCCTAATCTACAACAAGTGCCAGCTAGAGACCCTGAACTTGGTCCGATGATCAGAAGTTTATTTATACCAGAAGAAGATTGTGAATGGGTCTGTGCTGACTATTCTCAACAAGAGCCAAGAGTATTAGTACACTATGCTAGTCTTAAAGGAATGGATACAGCTATAAAAGTTCAAAACGAATTTAATAAAAATGATGATACAGATTTTCATCAAATGGTAGCTAACATGGCAAGTATACCTAGAAAACAAGCTAAAACTATTAATTTAGGTTTGTTTTATGGTATGGGTAATAAAAAATTAGCTGCAGAATTAGGTTTAGATAATGATCAAGCTTATGATTTGTTTAATCGTTATCATGATAAAGTACCTTTTGTAAAAGAATTATCTAGACAAGTATCACATATAGCAAGTTCACGTGGTTATATTAAAACTTTGTTAGGTAGAAAAAGAAGGTTTGATAAATGGGAACCTAGAGATAGTTGGGGTGAAAGAGCTTATTCTTTATCAGAAGCACATGCTCAATATCCTAAACAAGAACTTAAACGAGCTTATACTCATACAGCATTAAATGCTTTAATACAAGGTTCTTCTGCCGATATAACTAAATCAGCAATGGTTAAAATATATGAAGCTGGTTTACTAGATGAAATTGATTTAAAACTTACAGTGCATGATGAATTAGATTTTTCTATACCATGGAATAGACAAAAATGTTTTGAAGACAGTTTACAAATCATGAAAACTTGTGTAGATTTGAAAGTGCCCTTAACGGTTGATGTCGAGAAAGGAGACAGTTGGGGAACTATAAAGTAAATGAAAATAGGTTTTTTAGGTTTAGGTAAACTAGGTCTCCCGGTAGCTCTTGCTGTAGAAAGTAAAGGCCATCAAGTTATCGGAACTGATATTAATGATTCAACTTTAAGAAATATTAGATTTAAAACTCTTAATTACAGAGAAGAAGGTGCTGAAAAATTATTAAAAACATCTAAACTTGAATTAAAACCTTTAGATAAAATTGTTGAAGAATCAGATATTATATTTGTACCAATACAAACTCCTCACGAAGAAAAATATGAAGGTATAACTAGAATACCAGAAGAACGTGCTGACTTTAATTATGAATTTTTAATCAACGGAATAAAAGAACTCAATGAAGAAATTGAAAAACAAGGGAAAGATAAAACTGTTATTATTATTTCTACTGTCTTGCCTGGTACTATTTCAAGATTTATTAAACCAATTCTTGGCAATCATTTAAAACTTTGTTATAACCCATTTTTTATAGCAATGGGAACTACTATTAATGATTTTTTAAATAGTGAAATTATTTTATTTGGAGTAGATGATGAAGGTGCTTCTAAAAAAGCAGAAGAATTTTATAAGACTATTAACAACACTAAATTTTATAAGACAACATTAGAAAACGCTGAATTGATTAAAGTAGTTTATAATACTTTTATATCAACTAAGATTGCAATGATAAATACAGTTATGGAAACTTGCCATCATTTACCTAATACTAATGTTGATGATGTAACTGAAGCTCTAGCTTTATGTACTGATAGAATTATAAGTAAAAAATATTTATATGGAGGTATGGGAGATGGAGGAGGTTGTCACCCTAGAGATAATATAGCTCTCAGTTACTTAGCTCAGAAATTAGATTTGTCATATAATTGGTATGATAATATAATGAAGCAAAGAGAAAATCAAACAGAGTGGTTAGCTAATTTAATTATTAAACACAAAGGTGATAAACAAATAAATATTTTAGGTAAATGTTTTAAACCTGAAACTAATCTTATTACAGGAAGCCCTGCTATATTGTTGAAAAATATTTTAGAAGAAAAAGGTGAGACAGTAAGAATGTGGGATCCTTGGGTTGATAATTCTGATATCATGAAAGTAAAAGATGAATATGAATGGGATAAAGTTCCTCAACTATTTTTTATTGGTTGTAAACACGAAGTGTGGAAAGAGTTTTATTTTATGCCTGATTCAATAGTCATTGATCCATTTAGATATTTAAAAGTACACGACAATGTTAAATATATACCTATAGGAAAAAACACATGAGTAATTTAGATTTAATTAAAGTAGAAAGAAAACAATGGAGAGAGAATAGTATTTTACAAACTATTGCTATTCAAAAATTATCAAAAGAATTAGATACAGTGAGAAAACAAAAAGATGAATTACAAGTAAAATTAAACAACATTAATAAAATAAGTATTATAGAAAATGGAAAAACAAATCTGGCAGACGATCAGGTCAAAACTAAATGATTTTTTTATTCAACGTGTGGAAACTTCGATTGAACGTGGTATACCTGATGTATTTTATTGTGTTGATGGTCATGCTGGTTGGTTAGAAGGAAAGTATTTGCGGTCCCCCAAAAGAGAAAAGACCAAATTAAAGCTAAAACTGAGTATAGAACAAATCGCATGGCACAAGTCTTACTCCTATCATGGTGGTCTTGTCTACATTATAGTGAAGAAGGATAAAGAAATATTTTTATTTAATAGCTCTGATGGTGAAGCTTTGGCTAAAGGTGTTACTCGGGAGGAATGGAGTAAAATGTCGTTAGCGAAAGATTGGAACACAATACGAATAATCTTGTCTAAAAAAGAAAAAAATTAATATAAAGTAAGAATAGCAATAAATAATAAGAAAGGAGAACTATGACGGAAGAAAAAGAAAGTGTATTGAAGAGAATACAAAAACTTTTACAGATGTCTATTGAGAACGGCGCTTCTGAAAACGAAGCAATGTTAGCTGCAGATAAAGCTCAAAAGTTACTTCAAGAACACAATCTATCTATAAGCGATTTGAAAGATGAAGATCAAGTAGAGCCTATGGATAGCGAAGATGTAGAGGTCGATAGAGATTTATGGAAAGGCTATATTAGAAATGCTACAGCCAAACTATATTTTTGTAAGACTTATACTACTATGAAGTTAGATAAACATTACAAAAGAATTAAAGTAATTACTTTTGTAGGTAGAAAATCTAATAGAATGGTAGCTACAGAAATGTGTAAATACTTTATTAATACAGTAGATAGATTAGCTTTGGAAGAATTTAGAGAAGTTCCAGGTAGTCGTGCTAGTATTAATAAGATGTCTCATGCTTTTAAACAAGGCTGTGCGAGTAAGTTATCTAAAAGATTACATGATAGATATAACGAGATAGCTCCCGAATATATCCCTCAAGGCAATCCTGATGGCTTACCAGTTCTTTATAAGAACGAACAGATGGCTATTACTAAATGGTTAGAGCAAAAAGGTATTAAATTAAGGAGCTCAAAAACTTCTATGAGTATCCGAGATAGAGTAGCCTATAGCCGTGGATCAGAAAAAGGTAACGGAATAGGGATAAATACACAAGTAAATGCTAGAACTAAATCTAGAATGTTGGCTAGATAATTGTTATAATAGGGCCAAGAGATTGGCCCTATGAAATTAACAGAAATCAAATATAAAAATATTATTACAAAAGTTTCTTTTGAAAAGATTGAAGATTATGCTGTGTATTCTTTTAATAAAAGTACACTTGTTATTAGAAAAAATTTAACTAAACAAATACTTGGCAAAACTTTATTTCATGAATTATTTCATATAATTATGGCTAATAATGATTTTGAAGTAGGACCACATGGTGAAGAAAAAGTAGCATCACTAACAGAACAATATTATACTATATTAAAAAGTAATCCTATTCTTAAAAATTTAATAATGAGGTGTTTAAAAGATTAATGGTCAAATTTGTTTTGTTAATGTGGTTGTGCAGTAGTGTTCCTGGAAACGAATGTAAAGTTGTTCCTACACCTACAATATTATTTGATGATCATTACGAATGTTCTTTATATGGATACAAATATTCTCATACACTTTTTTCTAATTTTGATAGAGAATTTGTAAATGAACATAGTGTTTATGCAAAATTTACTTGTACACCAAAAAAGGTATCTGATGTTTAAAGATCAAGAACAAAATTTAATACATACATTAATGAGTTTACCAACTCAAAATTATTGGGTTAAATTTACTTATTCAACTAAAAAAAAACCAGATGATTTTCTTCATTTTTCTTTTCCACAATTTGATAGTGAACCCTACTTTCCTAGAATAAATAGGTTTTATGAATTTTGTATTAAAAACATGAAACAGTTTAATTTTATAGATTATGAGATAATAGAATATCCAAACGAAATTCCACGGTATTTTGAAAATTTAGATAAAGAGTTTATTATCCACTAAATTAGTGTGACACAGGACGATTTATAGAGCAGGTTGTAGTCTTTTATATAGTAAGTATCGTGGCTTTTTTTCTTGTTTTTATGGATTATTTATTTCTTTAAAAATAGTAAATTAGAAAAAAATAGAAAGGAATAATATGACGATTAAAAAGTTAAGCGAAATAATCAAAGACGTTAACAAAGAAAACGAGCCACCAAATGGCTGGAAAAAAGAAGATAGATTAACAAACGAAGAAGCTGCAGCATCAGTAGATTTAGAACTTTCTGACTTTAGCGATGATGGAGCAGATTTAGAAGAACTTAAAGATATATTAGAAGGGAACGATTAATGGCACACAAAATAATAAAGCGAGATCAATTAATTTATTCTAATGCGATAGCTAGAACAAGTAATTGGCCACGCCATTTTAAAAAGCACGAGTTTGAAGATGTAAATCAATTTAATAGAGAACAAGAATGGCCAATACATTTTGATATAAAAATGCGAGCCGACTGTCATCGTATTTTATTTGAACATGCTAATGGAGAGTTATATCAATTAGATATACCTAACTCTGTTTATAACGAACTAAAGACAGTAGAAAGGTATACTAAACACTAATGGTAGATCAAACAAAAGACGAAATATTAGAAGTTCAAACTGCTAATCATGCAAAAACTTATAAAAAAGAAACAATTAATAAGTTTAATAAATGGTTAAAAGAATGTCCTGTAAAGTACGAAGATGTAACTTCTAACGAATGCGAAGAAGTGTATGTTAAAACAATTGATTTTCAAACAATAGAAAGGAAAGAATAATGGAGATGTTAATAATAATAATGTTGTTAGGAGCTTTATGAGTAGAAAAGATGTAGAAAAAGCACTTAAATTGTGTGGTAGTCCAATGACTTATAGTCAGTTTTACAAGAAATTAAAACTTACTAAAGAACAGCAAAAAGCTAAAGCTAATGCGTGTGTACATTTTTTAACTGATGTGCCTAACTCTAAAGAAGGTTGGGCATTTATTAATCAGATGAAAAAGTATCTACATAAAGGTAGATATAGTATAAGGCTAAAGGGTCGTGGATCAAGAAAAGAACATGGAGATCAAAGAGGTATACCTATTAAGTATGCTGAAAGATATTCTATATACATTGACTACAAAATAAAAGATAGCAATAGTCCAGGTTATAATAATTCTAAACTATGGAAATATGAAATGAAATTTAGAAATATTAGAGGTGATTTACAAGCTATTAAAAATAAAATAGATGAGATATTAAACGAAGATAAATGAAATACATTTTGATATTTTTTCTACTTGTAAGTTGTGCTAAAGATTATGATTTTAATCCCTATACCACTGTTATTAAACAATTTATAAAGCATGAAAACAGTTATACTATACCTTATAATCATTCTAAATAATGGAAATGATTACGAGTTGCGCCGTATAATTTCTTATGAAGATTTATCTTGTTTCGATTGGTACGAAAAAAATATAAAATTTAAAGATAACAGAACTAATAAATATAAAGACTTATATGTTGCAGGATATATATGTCAATACGAGAAAGGAGAATAAAGAAAAGAAATGATTATAAAAAAAAGAAATTTTAGCAAGAAAGTGTTAGATAAACCAGTATCTCCTGCTTATGTTTATTATACAAAATATGGAGATAAAAAAATTAGAAAGATTACAATCAAAACTCTTTTGCGTAAGTTAAACAATATATCATTTTCAAAAAGATGGTATCAAACTATAAGAGAAGCACAGAAAGGTTTAAATTAAATGGATATAATGTTAAAAAAAAATGATAAAACACTATTAAAAAGTGGATATTCAAAAAAAATCTATGTTGTAGGTTATGGTCATAGTAATGATTTAGGTCATTGGATTTATAAAGATAATAAGTTTGTATTTAAAATAAATAAAAATTTTAAACTTATTATTAAATGAACATATTTTATTTAGATACTAACCCTGAGTTGTGCGCCGAGTATCATTGCGATAAACATGTACTTAAAATGATTATAGAGTATGCGCAACTACTATCAACAGCACATAGAATGTTAGATGGCGAAGAAGTAAAAGTGCTTTCTAATTCTGGTAAACAAATGGTTACTCAATACAAACTTAATGATTATAGAGAAGATCATTTATATAAATGTGCTCATATTAATCATCCATCTAATATATGGACTAGAGGTAATAAAGATCAATATAGATATGTATTAGAATTATGGAATTCTCTTAATATGCAATACACTAAAAGATATGGTAAAGTTCACAGTACTTTTAAAAAATTGTGTCAATATCTTAAC